TTACATCCCCAAACACTTGACGGAATTGCCCCAGCAATAACCGGTGCCTGTCCACCACACGTTATTCACGAGGTAATAGGCTCCAACCAGCAACGGGATTCCGATAACGATAAACGCGACAACTCGGCGGCGGCGGATAAACTTCTTTTCCATTCTCATTCTAATTCTGTCCTCTCGGTACGGGTGATAGTTAGTGGCGCGCTCCAAGTGCGAGCGCCTTTAGGTCGTACTGCTAGTCGTGCGTTTGAGCCGTCAAAGATCGTGACAAGGTATTCATCGCCATTTTCGTCTGTGAATACAATTGTCTCGATCATTTGGTCATCTCCAATGCAAGCTTCATAGAGCACCATGCGCACTCATACAATCCTTCGGGATAGCAGATAAGTTGATTTGCAAAACCGCCTTTAGAACCGCACCATGCGCAAGTAGGCATCATGCACCTACCTTGTAGGATTCGACCCAAAAACAATGATGATCGCCGTCTGCTACATACTTGCAAGCATCGCACCACTTGGAATCGATAGTTACACCGCTAATACCTTTAGCAATTGCAATGCGGCGGCGTTCAACTAAATCTGCTTTGTATGCTTGGTAGCCCTCACGATAGTTGTATCCGTAGAACTTGTATTCATTTGACATTATGCCACCGCCATAAAAGTGTATTCACATTCAGGGCACTCGTAGATGAAAAGAGTTGTGTAACCGATTTCGGGAACTGTCGAATGAAATTTCTTAGTCATTGACTGCCAACCGCATTCTTCGCAACGCATTATGCAACCACCCAACCTGTTGAGTGAACGTGACCGCAAGAGAAACACTTGCCAGCGCGGATGTCGTAACCTTGACCGCAGATGCAACCAGCCTCACGAACGACTGGCTCGCCTTTGTGAAAATCATAATGAAGAAGCATTTGATATTGCTTCTCGAAGCTTTTGCCACAGTTGAAACATTTGTATTTCATTTTCATTCCTAGCACTTGGGGGTCTTTCCGACCGAGTGCCTTAATTCTGCCTGACAAATTACGTTTTGACTACGCCTCGCCGAAAATAGTTATAAATATTTTTGAGTAAGGCGTATCTCTACTCCTGGAGTAGCCCCGTAAACTTTGTGAGCGTTGATACTCACTACTTGCGCATCGTCTGAGTAGCACACGTGAGTAAGGGCATCGAGTACCCCTCTTACAAGCTTGTCGAGGTCTGGCGGTACAGTAGGCAGATCGCGCTTGACTGTTTTGGGTTTGGGCATGATAAATACCATCGTCATTTCGACAGGCTCATCGGTGATTTTGGCGCCGGCTATCTTCGCGGCAAAAGCGACAGTTGATCGCCATACGGCAAGGGCAGACCCCTGCGAATGCAAAACGCGTCCATTGATAACCTTCATGGAGCCTTGCGGTACTGGTACGCCATCGGCGCGAAACTCAATCACCGAACTAGGGTAATGGAGTCAGTAATTACTTCGTGAATTGAGCCAGAATCGTTGGTCGCATAAAGGTCGTATGCGCGGTTGTAATCGGACTCGATAGCCTTGACTGTGTATTGTGAGTTGCCAAGTAGAACTGTGTCACCGATTTGGACTTGCTCCGGCTGGACTGGATAAAGGGTCATGTTTCACCCCCTCTCTGTGAGGCTAGACACATAAATTGTAATGCTTACAGCCTGAGATTACAACTCATTGAGTAGGTTCTTGACGATCCATTCCACCACCGGTACGGCTACCGCGTTGCCCATCTGTTTATATCGGTGAGTGTCAGCTTGATCTTCTGTCCAGTTATCAGGAAATCCTTGTAAGCGTTCGCACTCAATTGGGGTAAGTCGGCGAACTGTTTGATTTTCTACAACTGCATGAGCAGATTTACTTGCGCCAGCCCTTAAAGCATTTTTTATATCAGATTCAGCCCAATTTTCTTCAAAAGCTGATTTGGGTTCAAATATCATTGGCACATTACCCCCACCCGTTCCGTATCGTGAAATAACTGTTGGCACAATGCCATCATCATAAACTCGAACATCATTAACTCTAGTGCCGTCAATGATTAAAACCGTTGCTCTTGTATCGCCATTGTTATCAAAAACGTTCAAAGTAGGAACCACCCCCCCCTCTAGCCATGTTTCAAAATCATTTACGTTTTGCGCTCGGCGTGATTTAGTAAACCACAAGTTTATTATCTGCAACATATTGATTACCTACCCCTTTGCGATCACTTGCGGTTAAAGTACCAATAAGGTTTCGCTCCCCCCCCCCAGATCGCCACCTGAACTTTTTAGAGTTCCGGGGATTGAGTCGCTATATCCTGAGAAACTTGAGTTGCTAAATGCTCCAACGCCTGTTGCAGTTGATCGGGTAGTTTTTTCCCTCGGTTGTTTGCTCTCCGCAAGATACCCTGCGCGGCTTTCGTTGATAGCGAGTATTTTCGCAGGTGTTCGCCCGTCATCTCCAAGACATCCGACAATGAACACTCTTCTACGTCTTTGGGGGACTCCAAAGTATTGAGCGTCAAGAACCCTGTACGCGACCCCATACCCGAGTTCAGCCAGCGACCCGATGACGATTCCCATATCCCGTCCTCCGTTAGATGACAAAAGTCCGGGGACATTTTCGAGGATGAACCATTTCGCTTTAGTTTCATCGAGGATTCTGACCACTTCGAAGAATAATCCCGAGCGTTCGCCAGCAAGTCCTCTACGCTTTCCTGCGACTGAGAGGTCTTGGCAGGGGAATCCACCGACAATAATTCCATCTGAGTTAAATCCGAGCTTGCATAACTGTTCTCCTGTGACATTTTTTACATCCTCTAATATGTTGGACTTTGGGAATTGTTTAGCCAAAACCTTTCGAGCGTTTTTGTCTATTTCTACCGATGCGATAATTTCTGACCCGTTACGCTCCAGCGCTAGATCAAAACCACCGACACCGGCGAATAGGCTGACTACTTTCAAGTTGTTATACACGCTTTAATATCTCCTTTATCGAATCAGGCATTGGAACCCCTTTAGGCGCATCAGTCGCTTCGTACTTAGGCGGCGTTGGAGTTGGTGCGCTTTCCCTGCTCTGAGAGGCGCTTATTGGCTTTTTAGGGGGTAGTGGTTCATCCGTCCATCGCTCAGCGTTGAGCCACGTTGCAGGATACGGGGTAAATGTTTCATCCCTATTCGGGTCTTGAGCAAAAGCTTGAGCGCCGAAAATTACTGCCGCGTAATTTTCTACCTCAATCTTGTCCCAAACTTTCCTTGCTGCACCTTTTGCGGTTTTGCGTGGATATATTTTCCAAAACTTTTCAAAAGCAGATTCCTTGTTTTTTCTTATTGGATCTTCTTTAATAGGTACTTCTTTAGAAGTCGAGTTACCGAAAGTCGGTTGACCAGAGTTCGGTAAACCGGAGTCCGGTTTTTGAACTTCGGTTGGTTTATCGTAAACGGTGCTAATCGTTTCAAATTGACCATTCTGGTGCCGCACTCGAGTCGTGACGATATAACCCAAATCGCGCAACTCGGTCAAACAGGTCAAAATTGCGCCACGACCTTCTTTTGACGATCTCGCCAAGACTTCTGCCGATATCTTCCAATTGTCGGGTCGTGAAAGTATTTCCAATAACACCCCACGCGCCCGATAGGAAAGGCGCGAATCTCTGACCACTTCATTGTGGACAATGGTGAAATAGGAATCAGGTCGGGGAGAACGAACAATGCTCATATCGCTCGCTTTCGTTCCTGCACTCTCAAAGCTCGAGCGCGTGGCGAATCTTCCCCTTGGTGGTTTTTTTGATATTCGTCAACGATCTCAATCAATTCATCCGGGGCAATACCTCGCACCTCAAAATCTGACATGACTCGAGCAACTGTTGAATTAAATTGACCCATTCGCATTGCTTGGCGTTCAATGCTTGTTGTTCCAGCCCACACTCCGTAGGTTTCAGACTCAAGAGAATATCTCATGCACTCTCGCCAAATCGGACAAGGCGTACAAAGGTTGCGAAATACGTCAATATTCATTAACTTTTTGATTGAGCGATTTTCTTCCCAAACATAAAAAATGTCTGTTTTAACAACATTTCGGCAAGCCGCTTTTAACCAATTTATTTTTGAATACTTGAGCACCCTTTCACCCCCGATGGGTCAAAGTATTCGCAATACAAAGCGCAATACGCCGGGTACTTTTCAGGCGCTGGAGCTTCGGTGGCTTCTCGAATCTCTTGCAACCACTTTAGCCCCATCTCGGCAATTGCTGGCTCATACGGCTCAACGTGCGCACGAATTTCGCTCATGTGACCATCCCGGGGAATAACCACCAACGCTACATTTTCTACTTCGTGACCGTTATTCTGTAACAACCAACCGTAGATTTGAACCTGCATTCGCTGCTGCTCTGAAGGAAAATACCGTAAATTCTTTTTTGTTGTAGTTTTCCAATCAACAACCATTTTTTGATCTTTGATAAATAAATCAACGTGACCTTTCATCCCTTCGTGAACAAACTCCTGCTCAATTAAAAAGTTGTCACCAAACGGATCTTCTCGTTTGATGGCTTCACTCACTCCAGCGTGAATGAAAGTTCCTAAAATCGCGGCAAGTGATTCGGTGTCGTAATTGACGGTTGGAGTTTGATTGATCTCATGCCACACCCTTCTGCGACAATCTCCAATGGACGATGGTCCAATTTCAACCTGCGTTGAACGCGCTCTGCTGTTGTCCCACCCGTTGAGCGCGGTTGAAAGCATTTTTGCTAAATCACTCATTTTCAATCCATCCTTCAGACTTTAGTTGTTGCACTAATTGATATTTTGCGACTTCTTGCGACATTCCCGGGTGAGCCGCCATATACCCTTGAACGTATGCGTTGAGAACTGCTTGACCTTGAGGTGTTATTGAATAGCGGATAATCTCATCCTCATTTTCCATATTAAATCTCCAAACTTGTGCGCACAGATGTGCCAATAGACCGAGCAATATCTACTTGAGTTTTAATGCGAGCGGCATTAGCGCGTACTGATCTCACCGAAGCTTCAAGTGAAGCCATCTGAAAATGTAAATCCTCATTCTCAATCAGCGCCAAGTCTTCGCGCTCCTGTACGGTGTAATTTTTACCAGTAGGGGATGAAATAGATGCAAACTTCATACGCGATTTTGCCAGTGCAACTTCGTAAAGAGCTTTGGTGTCAAAATAACTTTTTTCAATTTGATTCGCGTATGCGTGTTGGTCATCGATCTCTTTTGACAAGTCGTAAAGGCGCTTTTCAATCTGAGCCGGAGTAACTACGGTGTTATTCGCCATGCTCATTATCCTCGAGTGATCTGCCTTGAAGCCACTTTACATCCTGACGGAGAACTGCAACCTCAACTTGAAGGGTCGCAATTTTTTCAATGAAAAATTGTATTGTCGCGCCAAGCGCCGGATCAGTTTTCTTCTTGAACATTGTGCGCTTTCCTTTTTTCAATGTCCAGAACTTTCCAAGTGTCGTTGAGAAAATTAAACGGGTCAGGCTCAAGTTGATACCCTGCTCGGTCAAGCGCCTTGCCTACTTCTACATTGTCCATCGCAAGTTCCTTCGCAAGCCGATCTACTGCGACCTGTTGCGCGTTGATCGCCACAATCCAACCCATTGATGGTTCAAATTTGTTTTCCTTTTTACTCATAACTTTGTCCATTCTGCGATTAAGCGCCCATGCGAGCGTTCATTGTTTGATTTTGCAAAACTGCTACGAAAAGTCATTCCGGCATTTGCCCACGTGCGAATTTTTGCACCCACAGCATTATTTGAATTGAGGCTGTTTTCTTCTGTCGGGTAACCAATTGCGTTGGTTAAATCCTCAGAAGTGAAAACGAATCCCCGGCGCTGTTGAGATAACCATTTATCAGCGAGAAGCGACCATGAAGGTTTAGCGGCTAAGGCTAGTTGAGTGCCAATAGCCGCTAATTGTTCTGCCTTTGGGTTCACTTTATTTTTTCAACCCTTGCCAACAAAGCATCTTTGAGGGTTGTGTTATCAACAGGAATGTCAAGCAATTCCTTGTTGTTGTTCCAAAACGCGGTTGCCTCATCCTTGAACTTCAACAAAGGAACTTCTGTTAAAAGAGCGCGTATTTTTTTTATTTGTTCTTCGGTCGGTGCAACTCGAGTGCTTTTACGGGGTTCAGCCTTGTAGCGTTCAACCTTTTCCATTTCTTGCTTTGAAGGTCGAGATCCAACTGGCGCATCCAAGCACAAAGGCGAGTTGCTGATGGCTCTGCCAATTGCCGAGGTTTCGCAGTTTTCTAATGCGCTGGTTTTGTTCACCATTCCCACGCCTACAATTTCCTCGGCAAACCCCGTCGCAACTGGGGTAGAGTCCTCAAAACGAAGGAATATGAAAGCTTTTACAATAAATCTACGTTCATCTTGATAAAGCAAATCGGTGAATACTCGAGCAGTTGGATAAGCGGTGTAAAGTCTGCGTAATCGCAGTTCAACTGTTTCGTAGCTCTCTAAATCAAATTGAGCCATTCTTTCGCCCTACTTTCTGTTTGGGGGCAGGTTTGCCCGATTAGGGCTAATCTAACCTGAAAAAGTCAAAAAAGGGAAGAACCCCGGCAATTTATTTTTATGCGAGAATAAACCCATGATCCGAGTTCAGATATCTTTGTGGAGTTTAGCCGTGATGGTTGAAACAGAACTCAAATACCCGGATCAAATTGACGATGTGACAAACCGGGCAAACAAATTGTTTTTATCGGGAATTCAAGCCGCCAAAGATCAGGGAATTGACATCACTCAACCGGTTGCGAATGTTTTGGAATATGACGAAGATGAGGATTAAAGTTTTTTTTGGTCAATATAAATAAAAGGTTCAGCCGTGTAAGGATCATGTTTACTAGCAATTTTTAACGCTTTTTCAAGGTTTGCACCCGTTTCCAAAGCGCCAATCGCTAAATTCGCTCCTGAGCCTACGCCATAAAACCCTGAACCATCCATGCTGACCGCAAAGTCATCCGCAACCTCAAAGACTTCTCCGCACACAGCAATAAGGAAAGCAAATCGCGTGTCTTCGTCTTTTTCAGATTCCAGCTTCAAATCGTTTGCTTTGAAACATTCTTTTAAGGTTGGAATGACTTTTGCAATAAAAAAATGATACAAATTCTTTTTGTCAATTGCGTTAGGGGTAGGTGGTTTCCAAATGTGCTGAGCCACATCACAATACGAAGACAAACCACTACCGGCAATAATGTAGTTGTTTCGCTCGCTGATTTTTACCATATTCGGGTGATTGTATTTTCTTGTAGCCGTCACCAAAGAATCAGCGCCAAAATAAACACCATCATCCTTTTGAACTGCAACAATAGTTGTCATTAGTCCAACCAAACCTTGTACGCGGCTGTCACTCGACCTTTCACCGGATCAACAAAATGAAGCCGTTGCGATGGAGTTGCGCTTGCCGCAAGGTTTACTGATGCGTAGCGGTTTTCGCTTTCGGTTGAACCGGTTTGATAAACCGCTCCCAACCCGTTAGCCATCGCCCATTCTGCGTGAGTGTGATAATGACCAATGTACACATCCCTAAATTCCCAAGGGTAGGAACCCGAGCGCCATCGATTTGCGTGTTGGACAATTGCTCCCGGGCTGGCAAACCCATTTCTGCCGACTTCATCCCCATGAATCAAAAGTGCTCGGTAATTTCCGATTTCAACGCGCTGTATATCTTCCGGACACTCTTGCCAATGAAGTCTTTTTTCACCTGCCAAGAGCTGTCGCGCAAGCTCGTAACACATTCGATCAAAATTATCGCTGCGAGGTACGTTGTCGCGCTTAGAACCAATACGACCATGATTGCCCCATTCCGGCACAACAGTTACTTTTTTGTAATTAACAAGCGCGTACCGCACTACATCCACGCACAACCGCGATACATTGACATACTGCTCAAATAATGTCGCATCGATCTCGTGCGCTTGCGAAGGAAAATTGAAAAGCCCCTCCACCATGTCGCCGCCAAACATTATTACCACATCATCAACCGGGTGATCTTTGCGTTGAATGTCGGTTATTCGTACTGCCTTTTCAGCAAATTGCAATACGCGTTCACGCATTACTTCTGAATTGTAGGATGGAGTTTTCTTTGCGCCTTGCCAATCGGTCATGTGCCATAACGCAACTTCAGGTTTACCTTTGACCCCAACGAGTTTTGGAACCGGGACTGGGGCTATTGCTCCCATTGTTAATTGCGCTCCATACGCCGCGTTATGAGTTGCCTCAACCAAGTCATCCACTCGTTGTTTTGATTGCATAAGCTTTTTTTGCAACCGCATCAGCGCGGCGCGTAATTCTTTTACCTCTGCGGATTCAATGCCTTCGGGCAATTTGTCCAACGAATCTTTCAAACTCATTGCAATTCACCAATTGCGATGTTGCGCCCGTGAATCGTGTAACCCATTTTGTCATCCCAACTATCTTGCCAATTTGGATTAGCGAAACACCGCACAGTTTTGTAAGAATCAAGCATCAAAGCAACTTGCCAAGCCGGTATGGGTTCAATTTGTAAAAGAGTTCCCCAAATCTGCCCCACTTTTTCAAAATTAACCCGGGCATCACCATAAATATTTTGGCGTTCCTCTAAAACTTCATCTACGCGGTTTTTGGACATTTGCAATTCCCTTGACGGTGAAGGTTGAAATTGTTATCACTTGATTTGTAACCTTCTTGGCGCAAAGCCAAAACAAGGGTATGAGTTGCAACGCCATTGGCAATTGCTTCTAGCAAAGTTTTTTTATCTTCATTTGGGAGTATGTCCACAAGTTGCCCAATAGCGCACTTGGGGTTGATTTTTAATTCATGTTGTTTGATTGCATCTGATAACGCCATGCGAGAAGCGTACTGGAAAATGAAGTAAGTTGTTTATTCGAGATTATTAACGTATGGCGTGACAATGTGCGATTCAGAAAGCACGTCAGGGGAGCTTGTTGGATTGTGTGGCACAGAACTCCCGGCAAGCGCCGCTCCAGCCGCAATGATCAAGTGGTGCGAATCCATTGCATACCCACTATTAGCCCACGCCGCCATAAATCCTGCACTCCCTAGGGTAAGCGCTTTGGGGTTGGTAATCGGTATTCGTATCATGATAATTCCTTCATCAGCGATTCATAAGTGCTTTTATCTACGACACCCGTTTTAGGCGCTCCTTGAGCCTTCTGAAAGGCTTTAACTGCTTGTACGTCAGTATTCGACCAAAGTGAATTCTGATCAGCTCCGGGGAGCAATCCTGCCTTAAAAAGCGCTTTTTCCACCGCAAGCTCTTGAGGTGTTTTTTGTTTGAGAGGAAAATCGGTTGCTTTCCAAGCCGGCGCAACGAAGCTTGTCGCTGACTTTTTGGGTACTGCAGTGGTGGTATGAGTTGCCGCTACGCCACCCCCGGCGAGCGCCGTTGCTCCAGCGACTCCTGCCGCAACTGTCTTGTTTGTCCCGGGTGACACTGTTGGTTTTACAGGGTTTTCATACGCTGGTCGCACAATAGCAAGAACGTACAAATATGACCTGTGGCGCATATAAACGCCGTGACCATCGTATTGAGAAGCATTCGTCATATGCTCTGGTCCAGTATTGCCTTCAACAGTAGTTATACCATCGCGTGAAGCCGCAACGACAATTCCCACATGATCTGCCACGCCATTTCCAGCCCACGAAAAGAAAACAAGGTCACCCGGTTTGCCTTCGTATTTATTCACAACCGCTTTTTTTTGTTGGAACCAAGCAAGCCCAGTCGGGCAGTAGGAAAAGCCTTTTGAGGTCTGAGCCGAAACCAAATTGGAAAGATTATTTTGAGCGAACACCCATGAAACAAACATCGCACACCAAGGCTCATCGGGTATCCCGTACCACGCGCCATAGGGGTTGGCATCAGTAGTTCCACCATAAAACCCAGTTTGCTTCTGAGCGGTGGTTACAATGTCAAGAGCATTTGCCATGCCCTTAGATTACCAATTCGTAAACTTATTCGTAGTATGTGGTGCATTGTAACGCAATTTGCCACAGTAATTTCATGCACTTTAACGCACAAAGCCCCACCGAGAAAACTCGGCAGGGCTGAGGCATTACTCCCACGCCTTCCCGCATGAGGGTAAATCTATTTACG